ATATCTCCTAACGATAAAGAGTTGATGTTTCGTTGCGATAATCAAACAAGGCAAACAGAAAGCCGAGCATTGACCAAACGAAAGTAAAAATAGCGATGAATGAACAACCAAGCATAACCCACCAAGCAAAATCCTGATGCGGAATAGATGCCATTGCAAAACCTGAAACAACGCCGAGCATAACAGCAACGGCGATCAGTACGCCAAAGATAATCATTTTACGTTGGGCAATCATTCTAGCAGAAGCGTGAAACATTTTTTTAATCCTTTGTTTGTTTGTTTGTTATCTTATATATAGAATATAGTCATTAATTGTATCAAAATCAAGGCCAAGACGCAAATTAGTTTCCAATGTTTTCAGTGACTTATCATTTTTATTTATCAACGATATCAACGGCTTAGGCCTTTAAGCCGTTGATGTAAGCGCGGAAAGCCATGCGACCGCGCCGCCATTTGGCAACCGAACCGCTCGGCTTAGATGGGTCAAGCTTAGGTGTTTGAACCGCGCCTTTGATTTGTGTATTGCAAACATAGCAAAGAACCTGCAAGTTTTCAATCTCATCAGACCCGCCCTTAGATTGTGGGATAACATGGTCAATCTGTAGTGCTTCGGTATCAGTGCAACCGCAAGCTGCGCAGCAAGTGTTATATTCTGCTAGAACCTGCTTGCGAATCTTATTTGATTTGATGTTGGCCATGTCTTCCTCCGTTGTTAATAATTATTTATAGCAATCCGTCGTCACCAAGTAAACCCCTAAAGTGAAAATAATATCCAATGTTTTCAGTGACTTGTCATTTTTATTTGTCAATGATATCAAGGGGTTAGCAGGCATAGACCATAGGGGTGGGGCGGTTATTAGGACTATAGGTCGTTCGCACGCGCAGCGCCCATCCACAGAGCCTTTATAAGGGAAATTTTGAAAAAACAGGTCACTTCTTGACATCCCTTGAAGGGAGTAGTATTATAGACTTAATTTCTAATCGACAAGTTTAGACGAATCTTTAAAATTTTTTATGAGGTAAAAATGGAAAAATACAAATACGGTCCTTTAGTGTATAACACAACCCATCCTGATGACGATGATTCAGGTAATTTTTATTGGCCCGGATTACCACCTGTAGGGTATGATAATTTAGATATCCCTATCGACGAAAAAGGTCTTCAGTGTTTAGATGATGTCTCACCTCTACACCCGCACCACAAACCTGACCTTGTTGAACCACACCTTTTAATAGGCGATCAATTACCTACTATAGAAAGTGTAAAAGCGTGGTTTGATGATAACTTTTTGTTACTTACAGATTGGGAAGTTTGTAGGTACATCTTGAGGTGGTATAATCTTCAACCAGGTAAGACTGATCTTTATAAAGTCTTAGTTAGCGAATCTAAATCTATTGAGGAAGTGATTGAAAAGCTTTGGCCCGACGTACAGAAATCTTAAACTATCTTGTAGACCGTTTATCTACGATAAATACTACCAACGGCTACCTCACTAGCGTGAGTCAAGTACATCGGTCGTACAAATATTTGGATGATATCAACGATTTTCCTACTATTACCTTTGGCGGGGTAAGAGAGAATAATGATGAGTTTGGGGATGGTCAAATTTTAAAAACTATGACACAATCTATTAGAGGATATGTAATGACTGACGATGATTCGCTCCATGATTCGGAGAATCTTGCGTCAGACATTGAAACAGTGGTTAACAGCTATGCCGATTCCTCGGCAAACCTGGCAGTGCATGAGTCACGTGTGGTTTCAGTAGGAACAGATGAAGGACTACTCTCTCCATATGGAATAGCTGATGTGACTATTGAGATAATTTATGAGGAGTGACGATGCCTACTAGACGTACTCAAGTAGCTGAAGCTCTTGTTGAAGATATTTATACTAAGACGAGTGTACTACAAGGCAATGTACAGCGTCAGTTTATATTTTTGAATGAAGTGAACGACTTTCCGTTTGTTACTTTTATACCGCGTGAAGAGGTTAGAACACATCGTGGAGACGGACGTAAGCTTGCTTCTCTTCAACTGGCACTTCGTGCTTATGTGCATAACGGCAATCCTGGTGGCGAGTCAATTCGAGATGCCGAGAATATAGGAATACAAATAGAACAAGATATCATAGATGAATTTGCTGCGTCACACCGTGACCTTGAAGTAGAAGAGGCTCGTGTGTTAGCTTTCAGAACTGATGAAGGGTTGATGGCTCCTTATGGCATTGCAGATCTAGATATTGTTATAGTTTACGAGGTGAACGTATGAAAAAGACAAATAATACAACAGTTACTACAACCGTTGATGCGCTAAACCGCAGCTTAGAGGCTCCGCCTCTGGACCCGGTTGTGCTTGCGCTAGCTAACGATTACCTATCCGGTAAGGGCGTAAACGAAATAGCTGATGAGTATGGTATTAGCGAGGATCGTGTGACTGCTGTAATTGAAAAGAAAGAGGTGAAGAACTACATTGATTCAGTCTTCGCCACGCAAGGATATCTTAATCGAATTAAGCGCATCAATTTAATCAATTCAGTCATCGACCAAAAGATACAAGAAGCTGTGGAAACAGGCATCTACTCTAAAAAAGACCTTCTCGACTGGATGAAGCATCTACAAGAGGTGGAGACAAGCTTGAAGCCGAAGGCTTCTGGCCCTGCTGTAGCGGTACAGATTAATAACTATGACAAGCTGATGCGAGATTTGATGGAATGACGAACGATCCTACTGACGATTGGGATTGCGCTCCCCCTAGAGACGACAGAACAATGGAGTGGGTGAGGGCATATGTCAAACAGCATGTGCATAACGAATTGCATCGTGTGAGCTGGGACGAAAGACATAAAAAAATCAAAAGCGCTTCGCGCAAAGCAAATGAAAGCTGGGTGCCGCCCCGCGAGGAAAGATGATGTTTTCAAAAGCATGTAAAGCTCATCTAAATAGTGTTAATGAATCAGGCCTACAACACGCATATCAAGCGATTGTAGTTGCTATTCGCTTACAGCTTGTAATTCCTGCTGTTATTATTCACGCTATTATCCCCGGCTTGTTTACTAACACTGCTACAAACGTAATGAAATCAATATTGGAGAAAAGACATGAGCAAACAACCAAGAGATGATGGAAACGATCCAATCCCCGTACTAGCCTTCAAGCAACATCGTGGATATCAAGTGCCTTTTACTACATCAGCTAACACATCACCACAGATATCAGACGCTACCCGTGTAGTGACTCTTTATTCTACGGTAAATGCATTTTTTGAAACTGGATCTGGAACTATTGAGGCTAACACCTCTAACTCACATTTCATACCTGCTCAAATTCCATACGACATTTCACTAGGCGCAGACAACGTTCCCGCACAAAACGATAAGTATATTTCAATTATTGCTACTACAGGTACAGGAGTGCTATATATAAGTGAGCGTGACTAATGATTACGCGCCTTAGACTCGCTCTATCACTATCATCTATCAAAAGATTTTTTGGAGCAGACGCAGTTGTACCTACCCCTGATACAGATGATGGCGATATTACTGCTATTCTTACTCAGTCAGGTGAGTTTATCCAGACTCAGGCTCTTGACTTTCTAGTTCGTCAATTTGCAGGAAATGAAGATGTGTTTGGAATTCTTCTTCAAGCAGACGACCAACTATTATCTACAGAGTCAGACCAGTTTATACTACGTCAAGCAGCTCCTAGTCAAGACGGATTTGGCGTTGAGTTAGAAGACGGTTCTGGATTTATTCTAACTCAAAACTCAGAAGTTATAATTAGACAGCTTGCTGATAAGAACATTATAATTATGCAAGATGGATTTGAGTTACATACTCAACAGGGTGGAAAACTGTTTATAACTCAAGATTACTTAAATTTACAGAAGCGTAATAGTGATACAGAACTACGCGATTTTCTGTTAACTCAATCAGGCGAGGAAATGATCATTGGCTAATAAAAAGATTACTGAACTTAATAATTTACAAACTCCCGTAGCAAATACTCAGTTTGTAGCAGTTGATATTGAAAATGATGAAACCAAATCGGTTACTCTTGCCAATCTAATCTCTACTATTGATACTAATGAGAATCAAAATGTCGTGCAAATTCAATCGAATGTTGCCTCAATTGTTGATACTGACGGTCACACAGTAACTCTAAGCGCTAATTTAATTCCTTCAACAGATGGAGTGTATGATCTTGGTTCTGCCTCTAAAAAATGGAAAGATCTACATCTCACAGGTTCCTCAATTAAACTTGGTGGAATTACAATTTCTGATCTAGGCAATGAAGGAATTAACATTGCTGGTACATCTGGTGCTCAAGCTAATATTACAACTCCTGCTCTAGGTGGAGTGGCGAACGTTGCTCAAGAGTTATCAGGCCTTCAATCTAGACTTACTACTAATGTAGCTATTACTACCGCTGTAGAAGTTAGAAGAGTTGCTAACGTTACAGTAATGAATACCGAAGATACAGCTTTACAGTCTCGTTTAGCTACTAACGTTACAGCGTTTACTAACGAAGATACAGCACTTCAAGCTAGAATAGATGCTAACGCTACTCTTTCCACTGCTATAGAAGCTCGTCGAGCTGCCAACGTTATTCTAAGCGACGCAGCAGATACAGCTTTACAAGCAAGACTGACTACTAACGTTACAGCGTTTACTAACGAAGATACAGCGATTCAAGCTAGAATAGCGGCTAATACTCTTGTAGCAGCTGCTAATGATTTTGTAAGCTTCACTCGACTACAGGCTAATATTGATTTAGTGCAGGATAATGTTTCTACCGCAAGTGGTGGATCAGATGGTGTAGAAGCTAGGCGTGTAGCAAATATTGCGGGTGCAGTTTCAACAATTACAACAGGCAACCTTACAGCATCTCGCGCCTTAGCCTCTGACAGTTCAGGAAAAGTTGGCGTTGCGACTACTACGCTAGCAGAGTTAAACCATGTAAGTGGAGTTTCTGGTGCGATCCAAACACAGCTTGATGCGGTTGAGGCAAGACGAGCTGCTAATAATATTACTACTACATTCACTGATGATGTTGTGATAACTGGGAATTTAACAATCAATGGTGACACTACTACAGTGTCTACAACTAACCTTGATGTGGAAGACCGTATAATCATGCTAGCCGATGGAGTATCAGGTTCTCCAAGTGCTGATGTAGGTTTGCTCTTTAATCGTGGTAATCAAGGTAATGCTGCTCTTTTCTATGATGAATCAGCGAAAACATTTAAGCTTAGTGACACTAAAGATCCAAAATCTAATACATCACTATCTCCTGTTACTGCTTCTAATCTAAGTGTAGGTATCGTAGACGCAGCTACCCTTAAATATGATGGATTATCTGTACACACTGCTATTGCAGACAATGCTACTGTTGCGGCAGCAGCTTCTACGGCAGTTGAAGCTCGTCGTGTTGCTAACATTGCAGGGGCAATATCTACTGTCCTCACTGGTGATTTAACCGGTGATCGCGTGATGATTACTAACGGCGACGGTAAAATAGCAGCTTCTAGCGCAGTCACACCTACCGAGCTTGGTATGATTGATGGAATTACTCTAGGCACTACTGCCGCTTCAAAAGCAGTTACCGCTGATGCTTCGGGAGACACTAGTTTCTCAAATGATTTAGCAGTAGTAGCAAACACAACTTTAGGGACAAACGCTTCAAATACAGTTACTATTGTAGGTATATTAGACTGTGGAGCCTTCAGTTAAGAATTATATTGACCACGTAGGTTAATTATGTTAGAAAGGTTATTATGAGTACAAAAGTTTCACCGTTTATGGGAGGTCTTGGTAAAGATCTAACAGATAAAATTATGATTGATACTAACGGTAATGTAGGCATCAATATAAGTAGTGCGGCAACCGTAGATGATGCCTTGTTAAGCGTTCAAGGTAATGTAATAATAGGAACTAACGCATCAAACGTATTTACAGTCACAGGCCAATTTGACTTAGGAGCACTTTAAGGAGCAATAAATGAGTACACAACTATTATTAAGACGAGGTACAACAGCAGAAAATAACTCGTTCACAGGTGGGGCTGGTGAGTTATCTGTAGATAACAACACTAAAAATGTTAGAGTTCATGATGGTTCAACAGCTGGGGGGTTTGAGATCATGCCTTCAGGATCAATTCTACCTTTTGGAGGAGCTGCTGCTCCTAACGCAGCTTGGTTGCTTTGTGACGGTTCAGATGTTAATCGTACAACTTACGCTCGACTATTCGCCGTAATCGGCACTGCCTATGGTACAGGTAATGGCTCTTCTACTTTTGGTCTTCCTGATCTTCGTGACCGTGTTCCTCTAGGTAAAGGCTCTAATAACTCTACACTAGGTACAGAGACTGGTTCCGCCGCTGCTTCTTCTGTTATCACTAATGCCACAGGTAATACTGGTACTGGTACTACTGGAACAGCTAACACAGGAACTGGCACAACTGGGACAGCTAACACAGGTACAGGTACTACAGGAACAGGAACTACTGCAGAAAAAACAAGTCTTGTAACGGTGGCTAATGATACGGCTACTGGAACTACTGGTGGTGGAACTACTGGAGCTAAAACAGGTCTTGTAACGGTGGCTAATGATACGGGTACTGGAACGACAGGTGCTGGCACAACTGGCTCAGACGGTGATGGAGACTTAACAGTACCTACAGCTACATTTGCTACTTCAGCTAAGGACTCTTCTACTAGCACAGCAGCGACTGGGGTAACTCAGGCTGCGCATACACACTCTGTCCCTGGACTATCAATCCCTGCTTTAACAATTCCTGCA